CCTTAGTGAAAGTAGCTTCTATACTTATAGTAGAGTGCCCCACAGACTTTCTTGAGGCACGAGGTGGGTTTAGAAGCTTTACATGGACTCCTCCTGGAAGAGACAAAGAGATAAAAGTATTCTGTGATAAGTGGTCGGAGACTTATGTGGGGCACTCTACTATAAGTATAGAAGCTACTTTCACTAAGGTGTACGAGTGAGTTCACATTACCCCTCGTCTGTAGTACTGGATATTTATAGCTTAGCCCCTGGGGAGCTTATAGAATTATTCGAGATAGACCTTAGTAAGGTGACTAAGCAGGATAAAGATGTATTCTACTTTCACTCGGGAACTTCAGTTATAGGCTCCTCTATAGTATGGCAGGAAGTAGAATACGTATCCTTCCCCATAGAGATTACAGGCTTTGAGTATAATGGTAAAGGTAAACTACCTAGCCCTATGTTAAAGATAGCTAATATAACGGGGATTCTTGTATCCCTACTAAGGGAGCATGAAGATTTATTAGGTGCCAAAGTTACTAGACATAGAACATTTGCCAAGTACCTAGACCCATTATGTGTTAGAAACGATAATGGGGCAGTGGCTGTTGGTATACACAATGAAACGGACTGTACCCAGCTAATGTTGCAAGAACCATTCGAAGCTCATACATGGCATCCTAATGAGTCAGCAGACCCTACAGCTAGCTTCCCGGACGATATATACTATATAGACCGAAAGAAGCAAGAAAATAGAATAGTAATAGAATTCGAACTGTCTACTGCTTTTGATGTACATGGAGTTAAGCTTCCTAGAAGGCAGATGATATCTAACACCTGCACCTGGGAGTATGGTCCTGACAGTATTAATAGAACAGGTAGTGCAGAGGGTTGCTCCTGGCTTAGAAACAACGATAAAATGTTTGATTCTTCTGACCAGCCTGTTACGGACTCCACTAAAGACGTATGTGGAAAGAGAGTAGGAAGCTGCGAACTTAGATTCGGAGAAACAGAGATATTACCTTATGGAGGATTCCCTGGGTCTAATGTAGGGTTTTAGCTATGGAAAACAATATGAGAGAGCACGCTAAGCGTGAGTACCCAAGAGAAGCATGCGGATTAGTAGTAGAAATAGAGGGAGAAGAAATATACTTCCCCTGCAAGAACTTATCTGAAAACAGTGACCAAGACTTTATACTAGACCCTAGGGACTACGCGGACGCAGAAGATGCTGGTACTATAAGGGCAGTATTTCACTCTCACCCTAATGGGTCGTGCAATCCCAGTCCTGCAGACTTAGTATCTTGTGAGACCTCTATGCTGCCTTGGGTAATATTAAGCTGGCCTGCTAACAGCTTCTATAGATTTGCACCTACTGGGTACTCTGCAGAACTAGAGGGCCGACCGTTCTACTATGGGGTACTAGACTGCTGCACTCTGTGCAGAGACCTGTACAGTAGAGAACTATCTATAGATTTTGAGTGTATAGACTCTTCAGGGGTTTATCCTAAATTAAACTGGTGGGAAGATAAAGGTGCTGACTACTACGTAGATAACTTTGAGTCACAAGGATTTGTAAAACTGACTGATGAGACCCCTAAGAAGTACGATATATTCTTAATGAAAGTAGCGTCCCACTCTGCCAACCATGCAGCTGTATACCTGGGAGGCTGCTCTATAATACACCATCTATCGAATAGGCTATCTATAAAAGAAGTGTATACCGGATACTGGCAGAAGCATACAGTTCACCATTTAAGACACAAGTCTCTATGCTAACCGATGTACGACTGTATGGAGAGCTAGCAGATAAATATGGTAAGGAGTTCCGTTTTGACATAGACTCACCGAAGGATGCAGTAGCCGCATTAGTGGCCAACTTCAGCACCTTTAGGGAGACTATGGAGGGGGAGGATAAGTACTACGCAGTAATATACGAGGAAGAAAACCTTGATGTAGATACCTTAGTATTAAAGAAGTTTGAAACTACCGGTACTTTAAAGATAATACCTGTTATAAGAGGCTCCGGAGACTCTGCACTGGGTAAGATAATAATAGGGGCGTTAATAATATACGCAGCTACTCTTATACCGGGATCCACTGCTACCTTTATGCAGCTACTTAGCGGCGCAGAGACTGTGTCCTTCTTACAAACCACCTTAGTATACCTAGGAAAAAGCGTTATGATGAGTGGAGTTACCCAGGCACTCGCCCCTACCCCTGGCACTGCTACTAGGGCAGATAAGGTAGAGAACTACTATTTCAATGGACCCGTTAATACAACAAGACACGGGAACCCTGTTCCTATAGCCTATGGCCAACTAATGGTGGGGGGAGCAGTAATAAGTGCTCAAATAGTATCACAAGACAGAACCATTTTAGAGGATAACAGCTAATGAGCACTATAGTTTTATACGGACATTTAAGAGAGAAGTTGGGTAAGACCTACTCCCTAGATGTGCAATCTGCGGCAGAGGCGATAAGAGCAATGAGTGCCGTAGTACCTGGATTCAAAGAAGCTATACTAGGAAACGGGGAGACGCCTCTAGCCTATAAAGTATTAATAGGCGATAAAGTAGCTAGTATACACGAATATCAGAACCCAACTAGCACCAGTACTATAAGGATAGTACCTGCTATTATGGGCTCCAAAAGTAAGACAGAACAAATACTAACTGGGGCCTTACTTATGTGGGCAGGCAGTGGCCTCGGGGGCCCGATAGTTCCAGGTGGTGACGGTCTGAGCATGATGCAAGCGGCAGGAAGTATGATGTCCAACTTCGGAATGTCTATGGTAATGTCCGGTATAGCACAAATGCTGGCACCTGACCCTGTGGATACCCCAGAGACGCCTAAGAACTACTACTTCAATGGCCCCGTTAATACAACAAAACAAGGAACTCCAGTACCCGTGGCCTACGGGCAGGTACTAGTAGGAGGAGCAGTAATAAGCGCTCAAATAGTCTCACAAGATAAAACCAGATTAGATTAGAGGATAAGTACCGATGAGTAATAGCAATGAAATAATACAGAATGTACCTATTATTAGGGGTGCCCTTGGAGGAGACGGAGGAGAAGGTACTGCTCCTGTAGAAGAGGACAATACTCTATTTTCCACAGCTACAGCTAGTGTTCTAGACTTGGTATCTGAGGGCGAGATTGAAGGACTGGTAAACGGCGCAAAGTCTATTTTCTTTGATGGCACTCCTCTAAAGGATACACAAGGTAACTGGAACTACAGGGATGTATCTTGGCAAGAGGAGAAAGGTACTCAGTCTAATAGAGTTATACCTGGGTTTGAAACTACAGCTACACAAGTATCAGTTAACCAAATGGTAGAGCAAGATGGCGCTACCCCTCTTGGTGTTATAAGAACTATAACTTCCGCTAATATGGACGCTATTAGAGTTAGTATGTATACCCCCTCTTTTGTGTACGTTGATAACGAGACAGGGGACCAGCGCTCTACTACCGTAAGATACACTATTGAACTTAAGCCTAACATATACGAAGACTGGATACCTTACCCAGGAGTAGACGAGTATTACCAGAAAGAAGGTAAAATTACTACTAGGTATGACTGGAACCATAAGTTCCCTATACCCCTAGAGTGGAAGGCCGATGTAGACTTTAACTCCGTACAAGTACGAGTAAAGAGACTAACGGCAGACTCCACTAATGACGATAAGGAGAAGTACGAGGAAGACGTAGCAGAATACGAAGCACGCTTAGATGAGTGGATAGAGGCGGCGGGGTTTCTTGGAACAGTAGTGCAGCCAACTGCTCCTAACCCAGATGACTACAATAAAGAGTCTACTAGTATTCAGAATAAGATATACTGGGGTTCTTACTCCTCTATAATTGAAAATAAGTTCTCCTACCCTAACAGTGCTATAATGGGTATTAGACTAGATGCTAGACAGTTCGGACATGTACCCGTACGAGGATACGAGATACGCGGTGTAAAAGTAAGAGTACCTAGTAACTATAATCCTTATGACCCGGAAGCAGATAATACCGTATTATACAATGGAATATGGGACGGGTCTTTTGATATTAAGTGGACTATGAACCCCGCTTGGATATACTACGATTTATTAACTAACCCTAGATATGGTCTTGGGGAGTTTTTAACAGAATTACATATAGATAAATGGTCCCTATATACAATAGGAAGGTACTGTGACGGAGTAAATGAAGAGGGACGGTTTGTTGGGCTACCTTCTGGATTCGTAGACAACGAGGGTGTAGATGTCATGGAGCCTAGGTTTACATGTAACTTATACCTACAAGGAGCAAATGAGGCTTATAAGGTTTTACAAGACATAGCATCAGTGTTTAGAGGGCTAGTATACTGGGACCAGGGTCTAGTATCCGCAATACAAGATAGGCCAAAGAGTCCGGTATTTCAGTTCTCTGAATCAAACGTTATTGGAGGTAACTTTTCTTATACTGGTTCTTCGAAAAAAGCAAGACATACGGTAGTACTAGTTACATGGAATGACCCCGAGGATGGATATAAACAGGCCATAGAGTACGTAGAGGATAGGGACGGAGTAATTAGATATGGAGTAGTAGAGAAATCTATAGTAGCTTTCGGGTGTACTTCTAGGGGGCAAGCCAGAAGAGCTGGTAGATGGTTGCTGTACACGGAAAGAATGGAAACCGAGGGTATTAGCTTCCAAACAGGACTAGAAGGAGCCCCTATACGCCCTGGAGACTTAGTAAAAGTATCTGACAAGCATAGAGCCGGAGTAAGGTACGGAGGTAGATTACTACAAGAGACCTGTTCTGACACTGGGTACTATACAGAGGAGTCTTGCAGTAATGACTCTACCTTTAGGGGTACAGGGCTAGATGACTTCAGTAAGTCTGGAACGTATACTGGTAAGGTAGGAACGGAGATAGAATTTGTAGTAAGCTTTACAAAATACGCACCCTATGAACCTACAATACATATATCCGAGAGTGGGTGGAATGACGACTATGATTATATTATAGAAGATTTATACTTAATGGATGGGGATATCCTAACCTTTATAAATAAGGGAGTAAGTCCTGTAAGGGTACAAGATAGCAAGGGGCTGTTTGACTCTGGGGATCTACCACTACTACAGGGAGATGTATTTGTTTTCCGTATACCGCCTGATTTCTCTAAGCAGGTACTAGAGGCATATAATACTCCCGAAGAAATTCAGTACTCTATTGATAACCCATTTGATAACAGCCTTAACTCTCCTATAGTACGTAACATATACGATCTAGCATTTCCAGTTCTAACATTGGACTGTGACCCTATAGACTTCGACCCGGATGAAGTTAACATATACATTGATGGTAAGCTAGATACCGCTACAGGTACGGGTATTCCTATGACGGGCAGGGTTACTCTATACAACCAAGGAATTACTTATCAGTTTACTAATAGCATAGGGCACGAAGTTGGCGACTCTTGGGTTTGGAAGTCAAGAGAATGGAACTCCTCTTCACGAACAGAGCTAGTATTAGATGGGCCTGTGGACTTAAAGGTAGGTGATGAAGCTATGGTAAGTCTTGTACAGCCCGGAAGTAGGTGTATAAATGAGGACGGAGACGTAATAACAGGAGATTTAGCAACTAGCTACAGTGCATGTACTGGCTACGGGTACACTTGGGAGGATACTTCCTTTGTAGTAGATAGGAGCATAATAATAGACACAGACTTAAGTACTATGGAGCACCCTATACTACACCTAGACGTGGCCTTAGACTTTGACCCAGCACCTTTACAGATATGGTCTATTGAACGACCTGGAGCACTAGAATCTCAGTTATTCCGTGTACTAGCTATATCAGAGAAATCTAAGAGTGTATACAACATAACGGGGCTACAGTATAATGGCTCTAAGTTTGACGCAATAGAATTAGGAGACGAGCTAGAGAGAAGACCTATAAGCAACAGATCTGAATGGTCTGATACCGTACCTATGGTAGGAGATATTGTTGCTACTGAAGAATTACACCTAAAGGTAGATAACGTAATAAATAGACTACATGCTAGCTGGGGTCACCCAATTAGCTCTTACTATTGCCTAGGTGACGACAGTATATCTGAGGAATCTAACTGTACAGGATACTCTAGCTATGCTACTGAGTTCACATGTTCCGACCCTATTTACTTCGATGAGACTAGCTGTACTGAGGCCTTAGGTACTTGGGCAGAGACTCCCGTAGAGTTAGTTTGGAGCAGAAATAGCTACAACTATGTAAGCCACTATGAAGTGCAGTTTAGAAGAGAGGAAGAGGACTGGGTATCCCTGCCTACTAGCTTATCTAACAGTATTACTATTGAGAATACAAGCGCATCCCCATTAAAAGAGTACATCTGTTCAAATACACAGTATACCGATAGGGAATCATGTATAGAGAACGACGCACTGTGGGAGAAAAGACCTTCACTATGTTACGTTGATGATACTGCAGTATGTTTTGCAGGAACCACATACTCCATTAGAGTTAGAACTATAGCTATAATAGGAAACAGGTCTTCTGCTTGGAACGAGAAAAAGATACATCTACTTGGTAAGACATCTCCTCCTGCCGACGTACTAGGGCTAAGCACTGATTGGGACAAGAATAAGGGATTATCCCTAACTTGGAGCTCTGTAAGAGACTTAGACCTTTCCCACTATGAGGTTAGAAAGGGCACAAACTGGGATACTGCTGAAGTACTCAAGGTTAACGTACCTACCCCATACCTAGAAGTGGGCAGTATATTAACAGGTACGCATACGTTTTTAGTAAAAGCAGTAGATACATCAGGAAACTATTCCTATGTGGAAGACAGAGTAGAATACTCTCCTTTAGCACCTGCCTCAGTGAGAGACTTAAGCTTTACGGTACATGAGGGCTTCACCACACTAACATGGTCAGAGCCTACTACTCAGCAGCAAGGAGTTAAGGGGTATGAAGTAAGGCAAGGAACTGATTGGGCTAATGGCCAGTCACCTCTTAGCATACCTTCTAAAGAGGTGACGTACCCAGTAACTTGGGGGCCAGAAGGGTACACTGACGCAAGTTCGCCAAGTACAGGCTCTTCCACTTTTTGGGTAGCTGCTATAGATTACTCAGATAACTTCGGGTCACCAACTTCTATAACTATTGATATAGGTAGGCTATCTACCCCTGAGCTAACTAATACTATAGAAGGAACTAACGCAAGACTTTCCTGGATACCGCCTGTCACTAGTGGTATGCCTGTGTCCTCTTACCAGCTTAGGCAGGGGGATAGTTGGGAATCCTCTACTTTAATAACTAATAGTAACACTACTGAGTGGAGTATGCCCGTAACCTGGGGTAACAATAACCCTAAAACCCTTTGGGTAGCAGCAGTAGACTCCGCGGGAAATGTAGGATATCCTGCTATATCTACTATAGCGGTTATAAATCCGTCAGCACCTGTAGTAGCACACTCCTTTAACTCAGAGAATGTTCTTATACAGTGGTCGGATAGCGGAATAGGAAGTCTTCCTATTCTAGAGTACGAAATAAGGTACGGTGTTACTTGGGAAGATGGAAGAAACTTATCTGGTATAGCTAGTACTGATGAGAACTTTTCTCCAGAACTGAAAGACGGCACTACTAAGGCTGTTAGATGTAGTTGGGGTACTAAGTACGGGGAGCCTACTAGGGCTTTTTGGGTACAGTCCACGGATACTGCAGGAAATAAAGGTATACCAGGTAAAACGGAGGTAACTATTGTAGATCCAGCTGCTCCGGTATTAGTTACTTCTGATGTGATTGATAACTATATTATACTAGATTGGGACGCTGCAGTAGTAGTACAGGATACCGAGGTATCCGTAGTATCGGCAGGAGGACAACTACCTATACAAAACTATAGAATGTATAGCTGCGGTAAGGACAACACTACTTGTAGTGTGGAAGATGTAGCAGATACTTCGTTACTACTAGGCCCTTCTACCTTTATTACCAAGTTTGAGTCAGCGGGTGGAGTATATAAATACTTTTTAGCTGCAGTAGACTCCGCAGGTAATGAAGGCGAGCCTATGGAGCACGAGGCTATAATTAATCAACCCGCTAATTTCGTTCTACACGATAGCTTTATTAGTAGCTTAGATACTTCTAGTCCTTACAATACAGAACATTGTGATGGAGCGGTAGCGTCAGATGCGGTATCTTGTACTGCTATAGGGGGTACTTGGGTTGAGACTGATAGAATATCCACTGTTGACTTGTATAAAGGTGACAGCTTCCCTGCTTATGGTCCGGTGGATACGACAGAGACTTGGGCTGAGCATATAGTTCAGCATCCTAGTTCTTGGGGTTCAGAGGACCCATACGTTACTCCAAAACCAGGTACAAATACTTTCGCATTTACACATGTTATAGACTTAGGAGTGGAGTTAACCTCCTCCAACATTCAGACAGACATAGCAGCTAAATATCTTAACAGTAGTGCCGAAGTGGACTACAACTTAAATACCTACTGGACTAACAACTTGGCTTACTTTAACGAAGCTGACTTAGCTTCCGAGTACGGGTGGGAAAAGGCTGATTCTTTGAGAACAGCAGCAGCTACTAATTTGAGGTATGTCAAAGTAATATGTACGTTTAATAACGTGCCTACAGGAGACTTAGTAAGGATTGACAACGTTAAGGTGTCGTTCACTATGTCGGAGCAGGTAGAAGAAGGGTCCGGGGAAGTAACGAATGCAGTAGACGGGCAACTACTCTACGTGGACGGTAGCTCCCCAGACATGGGAACAGTATCCAAGTTTATTGATGTTAAAGACATAGAGGCAAACTACTCAGGATTGAGTAATACTAAAACTGCTATAGTTGACTTTGTAGACCAGGCCAGTCCTGTATCTGCTACAGTCTACGTATACGATATTGAATCAGGAACCAAGACTACGGGGTCATTTACATGGCGTGTACTTGGGGTTAAAGACTAAAAATTAAGGAGAATAAATAATGGCAAATTGGAATAACCCTCGCCAAGAAAGTACCTACACGCAAGTTTTAGGGGAGTTTAAGGAAAGAGATGAGGATGCTGCTAAGCAGTTCCGTAACTACGGAGACAACGCAATACTAGGTAGTTCATGGCCTATAGGAACTATTAGGTTCGACGGCGCACAATGGCTTACTTGGAGTGGAACTACCTGGAGTATCCTATCTACCTCTTACAATATAAATGTGGATAGGTTGGGCACTCACTCTGCTTCTACGGCTGGAGGAGCGGGTAATATTCCTGTATGTGGGGATACAGTACAAACTAATCTAAACGCTGATAAGCTTGATGGGTATCATGCGGGAACAGGGCAACTACAAATACCTATATCGAACGGTACTGTATGTGTTAACCTTAATGCAGATAAGCTTGATGGGTACGACGCAGGAACCGCCTCAGGTAATATACCTATATCTAACGGCAATAAGTGTACTAACCTCAACGCAGATCTATTAGACGGGTACCATGCGGGAACCGCTAGTGGTAATATACCAGTATCTAACGGTAATAAGTGTATAAATTTAAACGCTGATATGCTTGACGGACTTACCTCGGGAAATAATAGTGGAAATATACCTATATCTAACGGTAGCCTGTGCGTAAACTTAAACGCAGATAACCTTGAGGGTCTATCCTCTGGAAATGGAAACGGTAATATACCTATATCTAACGGTGTTATATGTACTAACTTAAACGTTGAGAAGATATCTGGTAAATTATTATCTGACCTGTCTTTAGCCCATACACATCCATACCTTCCTACTAACCCCTCCTCTGGATCCGCTACATTTACAGGTAACTTAACTGTTACAGGTGGAATTACAGAAAGCTCTGATGCAGCATTAAAGTATGATATACTACCTATACAGGGTGCTTTACATACTATTAGCCAACTTAAGGGGTCAACCTATAAGTGGAAATCTGATAATAAGAGTTCTATAGGACTTATAGCACAGGAGGTAGCAAAGGTTGTACCAGATGCTGTTACATACGGAGAAGATGGGGAAGCTGTAGGAGTACAGTACACCAGACTTATAGCCCTGCTTATTGAAGCAGTAAAAGATTTAAATAACAAATTGGAGAATAAATAATGCCAGCAGGTACACATAATATAATTATAGAGAAGGGTGCTTCATTTGACTTATCTCTAACCATAGAGAAGCCTAAAGGTACTCCAATGGATATATCTAACTATGAAATATACGGACAAGTACGAAGGGACTTATATGATACTGAAGTAAACGCAGAGTTTTCTAGTACTAAACCAGGAGGAGGAGTGGATGGTAAATTTACTATTTCTATAACTCCAGACCATACTGACATTATGTCTGCTGGAATGAACGTGTACGATATAGAACTTCATGAGCAGAGTACCGGCCAGGTAATGAGGCTATTAGAGGGGCGCGCAGAAGTTAAGGCAGGAGTAACCAGATGATTGATGTTCACTTAACGGTTATTGAGTACCCTATAGTTAGTATTGACGTAAAGGCTGCTCAAATGCTACGT